TGTTCAGGGAACGGGTGGCGACTTAATTGATGGAGCGTTAATTTTTACTTTAAACCAATGGGATGCGGTTACTGTTGTTGATGACGGGACGCAATGGCTTTCTATTTAAAACACGAACGAAATTTTTCTATTATAAATTATGGCGGGTACAATTAATGTAGGTACTATTCAAGTCGGAGGGCTTAAAGAACTCAAAGCGGAATTAAAAGCGGTTCGTGACGAATTACTAAACGCTACCGACCCGAAAAGAATGCAGGAACTTGCGGAAGCGGCAGGGGGTTTAAAGGATAGGATTGCCGACGCTAACGAACAAATTTCAACTTTTGCAAGTGGTTCAAAGTTTGAACAGGTAACTAATTCATTCGGTAGTTTACAAGATTCGTTAATGAACTTAGACTTTGAAGAAGCTAGCGAAAAAGCTAAAATATTTCAACAGACGGTTACCTCAATAAGTCCTGAAACTATTTCAAATGGTTTAAAAGGGTTAACGTCTACGGTTGCCACGTTAGGTAAAACGTTTATTCAGTTTGGAATAATGCTATTAACTAACCCTATATTTTTATTGGTTATTGCTATTACCGCAATTGTTGGAGCTATTGCTGCCTTAATGAATGCGCTCGGAATACTTCAACCAATACTTGACGTAATTGGTGCTGTGTTTGGTTTTATAGGTGACGTTATAAATATAGTAATTGACGCTATTAAAGAATTCCTTTCGTGGTTTGGTTTAAGTGAGGGCGCAGCGGAAGAGGGCGAGGCAAACGCAGAAGCGAGACACGAAGCCGAAATGCGACGAGCTGAAGAAATGCGGATGATGCGTGAAGCTAATTTTAATAATGAACAGTCAGAATATCAAAGACGAATTGACTTAGCAAAAGCCGAAGGTAAGTCTACGGTGGAACTAGAAAAAGAAAAAATAATAGCTTCAATGCGTTACCAACTTCAGTTACAAAAGGAGTTACAAATGCGCTTAAAAATTTATGACCTAGTTTTAGCCGACTTGAAATCTAGAAATATTCAAAGCGAAGAGGGTAAAAAGTTTATTGAAGAAACACAAAAGAAAAGAGACGATGCATTTAAAGGTGCAAACGACGCATTTAATTCAATAGCGGATTCATATAACCAGCTTCAAATAATGGAGGCAACAGCTTCAACCGAGGCAACAACCAAGGCTGCAGAAAATAATAAAAAACGAATTGAAGACCGCAAAGAGGCTTTAGAAAAAATTGCCGAACTAGAAAATAAATTCCGATATGACCAACTAAGCGAACGAAAACAAGAACTTGAAGACATTGATAACAATTACCGAGAAGCGTTTTTACTAGCTAAAAAATACGGACAAGACACAACTACATTACTAAACAACTACAACGCTGAACGTAAAGCGGTAAATGACAAATACGACGAAGAGGAAAAGGTTAAGCTACAAGAACAAGCGGACGCCCTTACTTTACTTCAAAGGGAATTAAATTATAAAACGCTAACTGACACGGAAGCCACACGTCAAAAAGAGAGAGACGGTTTAAGCGACTGGTATAAAGAAAAACTTGAACTATATAAAGACGATGCAACGGTAACGGCGCAGCTTCAAGAACAACAGCTACTAGACGAACAAGCCTTAGTTGAAAAGTATGCAAAAGAAGACGCGGAAAAACTAAAAACATATAACGACCAAATAACGGCACTAAAAAACGAACTTAACCAAGTAGGCTTAAGTGATGAAGAAATAGCACGTCAAAACGAAAAAGCAGCTTTGGAAAAATGGTATACTGAAAAGATGGAACTTGCAAAATTAGACGCAGCAGTTCAAGAAGAAATTCAGTTAGCTTACCAAAAGAAGAAAATGGAACTAATTGACCAAGAAAGACAATTAGAAGTTCAAGCGGCTATCGAGAAAGGTAACTCCGTTGCAGACGCTACAAAGACGGGTTTAAGCACCGTTAACGACGTAATACAAGCCTTTGCAGGTGAAAGCGAAAAGCAACAAGAAAAAGCGTTTAAAATCAATAAGGCTGCAAATATAGCGATGTCAGTAATTGACACGTTAAAGGGTGCGGTTGCCGCATATACTTCGCAAATTGTAGCGGGTGACCCGACAAGTATTATAAGGGGTGCTATTGCTGCGGCAATGGTTACGGCTGCGGGTATTGCTAACATTAAGAAAATAGCTTCAACACAATTCAAAGGCGCAAGTGCTTCGGGTGCTTCAGGTGGTGCGGGTGCTTCGGGTGGTGGCGGTGGTGTGCAACCTGCAACCCCTCAAACTAATTTGTTCGGACAAGCTAACGAAATGAATACTTTACAAGGTGCGCAAAGTGTCGAAAAGCAACAAGTTGTTAAGGCGGTAGTTGTTGAAAGCGACATAACAAGTTCACAAAGTAGAATAAAACGAATGGAAGAAAACGCAACACTATGACAAGCTATTGGCAATTATTAAATAAACTCGAAACGTTCTTCAATGCTCATATTCAAGTAAAGAAATTTGGCGGTGAATTTAGGGAACAGATGCCGAACTTTTCAACACTTGACGAAAGGTATCCTTTGGTTTATGTTGTTCCAACTTCGGAGACTAGCGGAATGAACACGAACGTTTTCACGCTTGATGTTTATTGTGTTGACATTATTCAAAAAGACCGCGCAAACATAAACACGATTTTAAGTGACACACAATTAATATTAAACGACCTTTACTTATATTACACCGACGGGAACGATTTAAGCATTGATATTCTTATCGACCCTACAATGACACCTTTAAACAACTTTGATTTAGACTACGTTGCAGGTTGGGTTGGTACTTTTACATTTGAGGTTAATCAGTATTCAGTTTGCGAAATACCTTTAGAACCAATAATACCCGTAACAAACACTTGTGATTGCGACCCTGTAACCGTTCAAAACTCGGACGATTCATATAACGTTAGTGTTGATTGTGGCGATACTTTAATTTTGCCCGATACAACATATAACGTATATTTGGATTCGGTTCTTGTAGCAACTGAGACCGCTGTAACTTTAGCAAACTTTGATATAAATATAATATGGCAGTAAATATAAACATACCCTCACAAGTAAGCCAAACAATTACAGACGGGGTTACAGATAAAGCACCGAGCGAAGATGCGGTATTTGACGCTTTAGCATTAAAAGCAAACAGTGCTGATTTAGGTGCAACGGCTTTTTCTAATGACTACAATGATTTAGATAATTTACCAACGATTCCAAGTTTAACGGGTTATGTTCCTTACACGGGTGCAACTAACGACGTAGACCTCGGGACTTATAACATAACCGCTGACCATATTAATTTAAACGTGTCACCTTCAGGTGCTGGTTTTGTCGTAGGTTCTACGCAATGGAATAACACAATAGGAAGTTCTGAAACACTTTTAAAAGGCGGTAACGTAACTTTAAAAAATGGAGTTGATTTAGTTGCACGAGTAGTTAACAAAGTAACACCTAACACTACACTAACAAAAGCAGCTTATCAAGCGGTAAGGGTTAGTGGTGCGCAAGGTGGACGCTTAGCAGTTGCTTTGGCTCAAGCAAACAACGATAATAATTCAGCAGACACAATAGGACTTGTAACTGAAACAATAGCCACAAATCAAGAAGGGTTTATTATTACGGTTGGGCAACTTGAAAACATAAACACGACTGGAAGTTTACAAGGCGAAACTTGGACGGATGGAGACGTTTTATATTTAAGTCCAACGGTAGCGGGTAAATTAACAAACATAAAACCAACTGGTGCAACGGGTCACATCGTAGTTATCGGTTACGTTGAATATGCCCACGCAAACAATGGTAAAATTTATGTCAAAGTAATGAACGGGTGGGAACTTGACGAACTTCATAACGTCTATATAACCAACCCAACGGGAGGAGCATCGTTAGAATATCAAGCTTCTACGCAACTTTGGATAGATGCTGGAATACAATACACAGTTGAATTAATTGACGCACTTACCGTTAACTTTTACGCACCTTATAATATGGTTATAACATCGGTTTCAAATGTTCTAAACTCGCCAACTATTACTATTCAAGATGATAACGTGGCTTATACGCTTGGAAATACAATTGCAATAGGTAGTAAAATAACGGTAACGGCTTCAATAGCTTCAGTAATCAATTTAAATATTACTAAGTAATGAGTGATAATAGATATATTAAAGCAACAGCTGCAGCAACTCCAGTTCCAGTTGGTGCAACATTAATTAAAACAGGACAAACAACATCTTATCGAACTGGTGACGATGGAGATTTTGAAGCTGGAAGAGCTACAAGTTTTACCGTACTTGCTTCAAATAATCCATTTGGAAACACGAATAGATTTACGAGTGAATTAGGTACTCAAACTTATACTAATAATATAGTTATTGATTGGTCTACTTATAACGGTTCAACGGTATTAGGTTATAGAAGAACACCAAGTGCAACCACTGTTAATTGGAACGGTGCAATAGATGGAGCCTTAGCAGTTAGTATTGGAACTTTTACAACTGGATGGAGATTAACAAACATTAGAGAGTTGATGAATATAATGAATTATGAAGGGGGTGCAAGTTTTGGGTTTAGATTAAATTATGCTCCATTTAATATAACAGATGGTGATTTGTGGACTTCGACAACTTTATTCGGTTCAACTAATTTTGCTTGGAGTTTATCAAGTAGCGGCACTACTTTTGGCTACACTGGTAAAACAATATTATATAAATACATTCCTTGTAGAACATTTACTGTAACAGGAACAACTTTAACTTAATAAATAAAAAAATGGCAACTTATAAATTTTCACAATTCAATGTTGAAATAACCAACCCAACAGTTTATGTTATAGGTGTAGTGGATTCAATAAATGAAAAGACTTGTTCTGTTAATGTTGTATTGACAACTGATTCAGCTACTTTTGGAGTTAACTTTTCAGGATTCAATTACACTGAAACTTGGACAGATGAAGAAATAATTCTTTGGGTTAATAATGTAGAACTACCTAAGTACGAGGTAAATGGCTAAAACTTTTAAAGTAAAATATGCAACAAGAAACCGACTTGCTAAAGCTTTACAACGTGAGGTTAGGCAATTAGGTCTTATTGATACGGGAGCGCTTTACGATTCAATTCGTGTTTCGGCAATGACTGGAGATAAATTAAACGAATTAAACGTTACAATAAACGCTTTATATTATTACTTATTTCAAGACAAAGGTGCTGACCTTTGGAACGGTGGCGTAATTACACCTCAAGACATAACGCAAAAATGGGTAAATAGTTCAAGCGTTCAAGCGATATTTGGAGAAATTTTAGGCGAATATATTGCGTGGCAATTTGAAAACTACCCTTTACTACAAATGGCTACAATATTAAACAACCCACAAATAAAAATAGGCTTTAATTTATACGGTGACCCTAGCGGAAAATGGAATTTACAAATACCTCCAGGTTCTTATTAACTCAAAACGTGCTTCATTGAAAGCATATTAAACACAAAGGTTAAATTAAGGTCTGTGATTGCGTCTATTTTCGTGATGTCTTCACCTGCTAAATTATAAAGTAGGCTTTCCCAAGCGAACTTTGAACGTTTCTTTTCGTTTTCAACTTCCTTTTTTTCTTCAGGAGTTAATTCGGTGGTGTCCTCTTCGTCTTCAAATTGCGGTGCAAATAGGTTTTCATATTGCTTAGTAAAATTATCCCGAAATTTTAGGTATTCGTGAACTACGCCAAACACCGAAGTAACAGGTATTTCTTTAAACACTTCAGCACGTTCGAATAAGTTGTATTTATAAGGTTCAAAAACACGATTTCCCCACTCATCAAAGTTGGTTTGTCTGTAAAATATTGCGCAAATAATCGGTATATTTCCGATTTTGTCTTGAACACAAAAATAATCGGTATCAATAAATTCGCCTAGGGTAATTTTTTCGAAAGGCTTAAACGTGAATTTATCGATTTGTTGGGTTATTTTAACACGGGGTTCTTGCCTTAAAAATTTAAGCGGTTCGAGTAATTGGTTAAGTTCGTCAATTTCTAGGTCGTAAAATTCATCTGGGTCTTCATCCGCTAAAATCGAAAGCATTTCAACCTGCATTTCAAACAACGAATCAAATTCAATTTGTTCAAGCTTTGCAAGTTCAATAAATTGATTAACCGTTATTTGATTCCACGACTGCGGCAACTTCATCGGTCATTTGTTTAGCGGTATCTTTTAATTTTTCGGCAACATACGCCATAAACGGAAGTGCGATTTCAGCATTCAACGACTTAAACAAATTTGCTTTATGTTTGATGTGAGCATCCGAATAATGTTCAACCGTGTCGAGGTCTTCACGTTTAAATATTACCGCTAACATTTTACTAACGTAACGGGTCGGGTCTTTCTTAATTATCTTTTCAATGTGCTTAATGTCGCGAACTGATAACTTGAATTTTTTGTCGTAACTAACGTATTTATACCCCTCAAGTTCAACCGTCTTTTTAAACTTTATTGGTGCTTTGTAGGTTACGGTATTGAATTCTTTAACCTTGTCTTTGAATTCTGAAAAATCCATTTCATTAACTTCGTTTTCGTCTGCTCCAAGGTAGGTGAACACGGACACCCATTTCTCAAAAGCGTCCAGTTCTTGGTTATTTGTGAACTCGCTAACCTTTTCAAATTGTTCAATAGTTAGTTCGTTAATTACATTCGGAATTTCTTGTTTACCTAGTTTTATCATTTTATAAGTTTTCAACAAATATAAAAAAAATAACAAACAAATTTTTATACTATTATAAGGTATGGCTAAAGATTTACCGCTTTACAAAATTACAATAGACGAAGAATATTCAGAGGGCGAAGACTTGGGTATCGATATGATTGCCTTTACTTCTAAACCTGCGGTAATGGTTAAAGGAATGGCGTTTAATTCAGCGCAAATTTTCCATTTCAAAGACGAACCTAAAATGAGAATCGTAGCTCCGGCAATGATTCCGATGAACATTTACCGTAACGACGAGGGCGAAGAGTATTACGTTCAATTTACGGAGCAGGAAATAGAAAATATTTACTCAAAGTTTATGCAGGATTTAAACAACCAAAACTTGTTTAACCTTGAGCATACAGATAAAAAAGTACCTGCCTATATTCTTGAAGCGTGGATAGTTGAGAATCCAAAAGAAGACAAAGCGTTTTCTAGTTATGGTATTGACGTGCCTAAAGGAACGTTAATGTTAACCGCCCAAATCACGGATAAAGAATATTATTCCAAGTTAGTTGAAAGTGACCAAGTAGGTTTTTCAATTGAGGGGTTTTTAGGTCTTAAACTTAGTAACAATTTAAACAAATATAATATGAAGTTACCTGATGGAGAACATCTAATCGAAGGTAAAATCTACGTTGTAAAAGACGGAGAAATTATCGAAATAAAAGATGAAGTTCCTGCGGAAATGGAAGCGGAATTAGCAGCTGAAGAAGTTGTTGAAGCGGAAGTTGAAGCGGAAGAGGTAGCGGCAGCTGAAGAAGTTGTTGAAGAAGAAATCGCAATGGCGGTTGACCCCCAAACAGATTCAGAAGCGGTACTCGCTATCGTACAACCTATTTTAGACGCTTTAGCAACTGAATTAATGCAGGCTATCGCAGAAGTAAAAGCATTGATTCCAGTTCAAGAAGAAGTGGAAACAGAAGAAGTTGAATTGAGTGAACAAAAATTCACGGCAATTGACAGACTAAAAAAATACAGACAATTATTTAAAGAAAATTAAAATGAACAGAAAATTAAAATTCGATTTAGACATCGAAACAAACGCACTACTTTGTGCAAACCCAGATGAGTTTTACTCACGTGCTTATTTAACTGAAGATTTAGTTGACAACTACCGAACTTTACCGGGTATTAAGTCAGCTACTAAATTGGCAAACGTTGCTTTTGGAAATATTTTGAAAGCTTCAACTTGTAGCTTTACTGCTCCTAACGATTCACTAGATGCAATCGACATTGACGTTTGTGCTTTGTCAGCAATGGCGCAAATTTGTCAATTTGATTTGGAGCAGTCTTTTGTTTCTTTGCAAATGGCGCAAGGTTCAAACGGTGACTTTACAGTTGCATCTTTTATGAACTACTACTGGAACGAAATGTCTTTGAAAATCCAAGAGGATTTGGAGCTTATCAGATGGCAAGGTGACACGGCAAAAGAAGACCCAATCCTAGGACTTTGCGACGGTTACCTAGTTAAACTTTGTGGTGACGAAAACATCGCTGCTGGTCTTTATGCTGGTGCAATTGATTCAACAAACGTTATTGCTGAAATGACAACCGTTTACACTTCTTTACCTGCTGCGGTTATTCGTAAAAAATCAGACTTGAGATTTTACGTTTCTTCAAATGTTGCTGCTGCTTACGAACTTGCTGCTGCTACTGGTAACACTCAAACTTACGTGACACTACCTTTAGGTTTAACTTTCCTAGGTGTTAAAGTTGTTGTTGCTGACGGTATGCCAAACGACACAATGGTGTTAACTTTGAAATCAAACCTTATTTATGCGTTTGACGGTGAAGGAGATTCTAAAGCGTTGAAAGCGGTTAACTTGACGGATACGGTTGCAGAGCCTTATTTGAGAACTCGTGCAAATATGAAGGTAGGTTTCTACTATACCAACCCAAGCGAAATAGTTGTTTATTCAGTTTGCTTTGACTAATTAATTTAATTACTAACAATAAGAGGGGTGGGGTTATCCCTTACCCCTTTTTTAATACTTTATAAAATGGCTTGTACAACTTTAGAAGAAATCGTAAAAGGGTGTGATAACAACATCGGTTCAATTACGGTTGCATATATTAACGACCTTGAAAATGTAGATTTAGTGTCAATGGTCGTGGACGCTAACACGTGGACAATAACAACGTTGCCAGTTAGTGACCCTTTCCTTTCATTTGAGTTTAGAAGAAACACTTCAAACTTTACCGAAGAATCGGCAATTGATTTAATCAATGGTTCGTCTTTCGTAACTCAAACGGTTAACTTAATGTTTCACCGTAGAGAGGGTGCAAAATCTAGGTCAATTAAAATACTAGGCGAAGGTCAAAGAGACCTTGCGGTTATCGTAAAAGATGGTAACGGAAAATATTGGTTTTTCCCTTATATGCAAGTTACTGCATACGCTGAAGGTTCAGGAACTGCAAAAGCAGACGGTTCAAAATACTCGCTTACTTTGGTAGCGGAAAATGAGGCGTTGGCATATGAGGTTGACCCTGCGATAATTGCTGGATTACTAGTTTAACCTAAACTATATCTAATAAGACCCTCGATTAACGTCGGGGGTTTTGTGTTTTATAACACACTGCTATTTTTTTATATTATTAAGTATGATTTATTTAGACAAGGGAGAAATAAACACATTTGCGTTAACGTTAACCGAGAACTCAACGATTTCTGCGCCGACTTGGTTGTTTGTTTTTGAGAACGAATTTAACACGGCATCGCAACCTATTTACTGGGTTGGTGTTGACACGTCACCTTATGTAAATAGATACAATTTATTCACTTTGGAAGAGGGCGTTGACCTTACGTTAATTATCGGTCAATATACTTATTCAGTTTATGAAAGTCCCGTGCCAATTATAGTCGACGAAAACACGACCGCTTACGGTTTGAACCTTGTTGAAGAGGGTCGGCTAGTAGTTAACGGAACATCAACATCAATTTACGATTAAATGAAAATATTCGGATTCGAAATAGGAAAAAAAGAAAGCGTTCAAGTTGTTGAAGGTAACAATTATCAGGCGTTTTCAACACCTTTTTTAAGGGTGGGCGAAGGAAACCTTTCTTTACCATACGTAAACCCACGACAACAAGTAAACGGATATATTCGTTTTGGTTCGGATAATTTGTATCCACAACTTTTAAACCAAATGTATTACACTAGTCCGTTGCACGGTGCAATTGTAGACTACAAAACAAACGCTGCGGTTGGTGGTGGGTTCGAAATAACCGTAGACAAGAACGCCACGGCGATGGAGAAAGTAGACGTTTACACTTTTGACAAACGTGTTAACCTTAAAAAGTTGTTGCCCGTAGTAACGAAAGACGTTATTATTCACAACCGAGTATATTTTTATTTATGTTTTAACCAAATTGGGGACGTTGTAAAGATTAAACATATAGGAGCGGAGAAAGTAAGGCGTGATAAATACGGTGAAAACTATTTTATTTGCGACGACTGGAGCAGTCAAATTGACATTAAGACGCTTAAACCTTATAAATGGGGTATTAATCAAAGAGAATGTTTATATATATATGAATCGCATTCAGTAGGACAGGACGTTTACCCGTTACCACAGTATTCAAGTGCTATGAATTGGGCGTTTTTGGACGGCGAAATGTCGTATTTACAGAAAGCGAATATACAAAATTCAATATTCCCTAGTTTTGCAATGATGTTCCCAAAAAAGCCACAAAACGAAGAGGAAAAAATAGCCATTAAAAACACTTTGGATAGGGCAAAAGGAGCGGCAAACGGTGGTAAAGCTATTGCGTTCTTTGCTAACAACCAAGAAAGCCTTCCGAAAATTGAATCTATACCTACAAATTCAAACGATAATTTATTTCAAAGTACGACCGAAAGTATTGATTCTAAAATTTGTCAGGCGCACATAATCGACCCAATATTAATGGGTATTCGAGTAAGTGGTAAACTAGGTTCAGGAAGTGACATCAAACAAGCATACATTATATTTGAGAAAAACACGATAATACCTTTAAGAGATATTATTGAGGAGATATTTAACGACTTAATGAAAATAGCTGATGTAAAAGCAACATTAACTATTAATAACTTCCAAATCGTTAACGAAACTATCATTGAATTAGACGAGGATACTAATGCGGTTAGTGATGCTCTAAATACCATGTCTCCATTACTAGCAACTAAAGTTCTTGAGTCAATGACAATTAACGAGATTCGTGCAATGGCATCTCTTCCACCGGTTGATGGAGGTGATATGACAAGAGAACAAGCTGCAAATTTAGCAACTGCTGCACCAACTGAAACAACTACTCCTATAACACCATTACCATGATTTACTTTATAACTGAAAGTTATCTCAAGACACAAACACCCATCACTGCAAACGTAGATGTGAATGATGTTGTGCCATATATTCGGACACAGAGCGATATGAGGGCGCAACCGATTCTCGGAACGTACTTTTACAATTATATGCTAACGGGTTACAACGCTCAAACCTTAAACAACGACGAAGAAACACTAGTTACATACATTCAACCCGTTGTCGCTTGGCGGTCTGCTGAAGATGCTGTTTTCGGATTATCTTACCAACTTAAAAATAAAGGTATACAACAACAATTCGGGGACTATTCAAGTCAAGTTACACAAAATGAAGTTGTGTTTAGTATGGAGCATTATGCACAAAAGGCGAGTTTCTACGAAGCTAGGTTGTTTAAATACTTAAAAGAAAACAAAGCCTTGTTTCCTGAATTCATTTCGGACTTGAATAAAGATAGCGACATTAAACCAGCTAAAAAAGAAGACACTGGATTCACTAATCAAATTTTAATTTTGTGAAAATAGCAAGTTATATTTCAGGCTTATTTAAAGCGTTATTAATATTTTTAAGTCCGATTAAATACATCGTTTTATTGGTTGCTTTATCGACCGTTATAGACACTTTGTTCGGACTTTGGAGGGCTTATAATACGAACGTTTCAATTCAGTCTAAAAAGCTTCGCCACGGGTTTGTTCCTAAACTTATAACTTATTGCGCTGCGGTTATTATAACTTATTGCACCGACTTTTATATTTTAAACGACCTAACACAAACGGTTGTTGCAGTTGATTTCTTAAGTACTAAATTGTTAGCGTTGGTTTTGATTTCAATTGAGGTCAAATCAATGGACGAAAGTTTCAAGGCGGTTAAAGGTTATTCGTTTTTAGAAAAGGTAATAAACACGGTTCGAAAAGTTAAGGACGTTAAAAAAGAACTTCAAGAATGATTAACCTTGAGAAACTTTTAGGGTTTATTTTAGCTTGTTTATTAACGGCTTTATTTTTATTATTCTATGGTTGTTCGGCGTCCTATCACATCAACAAGGCTATAAAAAAAGGTGCAAAGATTGAAACACGAATTGACACCGTAAGAATTTATTTCAAAGATTCAATAATAAAAGACGGTTTCAAAGAATACTTTTACAATTACCGTGACACTATCGTTCAAAATAATACGGTTTACGTTCCAAAAACACGATATCAAACTAAAACTGAATATAAAATAATAAAGGAGCAAATTCAACAAGACGCTAAAACGGATAGGGTTAAATTGAAACAAGACGCAAAAACTGAACGTAAAGAAATACAAGCTGAAAAAAAGACCAGTTGGTCTAGCGTAATGAAGTTTTTAGCCGTTATTCTTGGGCTTGTTGCCCTTATTATAATACTTTTAAAAACCAATAAAAAAATAGGTTTATGAACAATGTAAGAAAATACACCGATGCGCAGTTACTAGACAAGGTTAAAAGCTTGGAGACTTTTGAAAAAATACCGTCTAATTACTGGGCGTTATTTGTGCGCTCAAACGAAGATGCTGCCGACAAGTTTGACGATAAATGTTACATCTTTAAAGGTTCTAAATTCGTAATGGTTACAACTTGCACCACGAATAAAGGACACAAAGGGACTGGAGTTGTTGAGGCTAACGTTTGGAACTACGACGGGTATTATTTAGGGTTGCACCGAGGGAAAACACCTGCTGGAGTTCAAAGAAAAGGATTTCCTTATCGTAGGGACTTTACAACTGACGGAAAAACGAACCCAACAACCGAAATAAAAACGGACATTCGAGGTTTTAATTTTCACGCTGCAACACACGATTTAAAATCAACTAGAATAATCGAAAACATTGGCGGTTGGTCTGAGGGTTGTTTAGTGTTTAATAATACACCCGACTTTGTTAAGATTCTTAACTTAATGAAACCACAATTTATTTGGAGTTTCGTAATAGTAGACGAATTCGAAGCGGCATAACAACCGCTTTTTTTATTTACCTAAACCTTTTTTATGCGTAAACGCTTATTCTTTGACATTGAAGTTAGTCCAAATATTGTTTTTAGTTGGCGAAGTGGTTACAAATTAAACATCGACCCCGACAACATTATCGAAGAACGGAAAATAATTTGTGTTTGTTGGAAGTGGGAGGGTAGCGACGAAATTCACTCGTTAACTTGGGACAAAAAACAAGACGATAAGAAGCTATTAAAAGACTTCATTAAGGTAATGAACACGGCGCACGAAATAATCGGTCATAACTCAGATAGATTTGACGTAAAATGGCTACGCACACGGGCTTTATTGCAGGGCGTTGATATGTTACCCCATTACGTATCAATTGACACGCTTAAACACGCTAAAAACGGCTTTTATTTTAATTCTAATAAATTGGATTATCTTGCTAAATTATTCGGCGAGGGTCAAAAGAAAGATAACGGCGGTTTTTCAACGTGGAAAAAGATAGTTTTAGACAAAGATGCTGAGGCTTTGGAGTTGATGGTTGACTATTGTAAACAAGACGTGATAATTCTTGAAAAGGTATTTAATAAATTACAACCTTACGTTCAAAATACGACCCATTACGGAGTGTTATTTGGCGAAGAAAAGTATTCGTGTCCTACGTGTTCAGGTTACAATATAAATTTGCATAAAAGATACACTACCAAAATGGGAACGTTACGCTACCAAATGTATTGCAAAGACGGTTGTCCCGAAAAGTTCACCATTTCGCATAAATGCTATCAAGACTTATTAACTTATAAAATAAAAGAGAAAAATATTTCTTAAATTAGCCTATTCTTGTTTTTCAGTGGTTAGGTTTGATGCAAATTAGGGGTGTATTTCGGTACACCTCTTTTTTTATGAAAAAAATTTTTATTCGTAAAGCCTTGATTTTATTGGGTTTTAGAAAATAATCGAAAAAAATTAAAAAAAAAGTTCACTAAAGTTATTTACATTTAAAAAAGTTGTTTACATTTGCATATATCAATTACGAAAAACAAGAAAAATGAAAACAATGAGTACACTAGAAGAACTTGACATCAAAATGCAAAAGATAGCTGCTTCTGTAGGAATGTCAATCGAAAAATTCAAAAGCCTTCCAAGGTTAAAATTTATGAAAATTTGTAACGAATACAATTCTAAAAACAAGTAATATGAAAGACTTTTTAAAATTTGCTTTAGCAGTTTATTTACTAGGATTAATTATCGGAATTATTGAATCACTTTAAAAAAAAGAAAAATGAAAAATTTAAACTTATACATTTATTTAGACTTAGAATTAGTTGAATTCACGCTTAATGGCATCGACTACCGTATAGACTTTCAATATCAAAACTTTTGTTGCATTTACAACTCAATGAAGTTTTCTTATGTTAACGAAAATTACGATAGCATAGACATTCCATCAACTGCTTTAGAAAGCCACGGCTTCGACTTAGACTTTATAGAATGGGTTCACGAAGAAATTAATGACCGCTTAAAAGAACACTTCGAAGATTATTACGGCGAAGAAGAAGACGAAAGCTGGAAGGACAAATATTATTCACTTAAATACGGATTCTAATGTACGTAGACTTAAACACAATAATCAACTACTGGAAAGGTCAAAAACACGAAGGTGACAAAGGCGGAAACTTCAATCTTGACCTTTATTTACAAATATTAAAAGCAAAAAGCAATGAAATACAACAGAGGGAAAATAGCCAAACTAACTGAATGTACTAAATTCGAAATGATTGATTTTTACAACGCTTGCCCGTTCGTGTTTGAGGGTGAATTCATTGACACTAGAAAACGTGAGGTTGTATTATGGCGGTCGGTTGGTATGGTTTGGAAATGGTTAAGCGGTGCGTCACTTGCTGAAGCTGGAAAAGAATTCCATAGAAATCACGCTGTAACAATTCATGCAATTAAAGCAGTTGTTAACGCTTACGAGGGTTACGGACACCCCGAAATAATTGAAAACATCGAAAAGGTTAAATTGGCTTTTCCTTTAAATTACTACCCTGAAGATGATATTTGGGTTAATTACGCAAAAAATTTAGTTCGTTTAGACGGGCTTATTGGAAAAATGTTATAATTTTAAACAATCAAATCTAATAAAAATGAAAAAACAAGAAACAACGGTTGAGGTTGCGACCTTAACATTTTTGCAAAAGCTTCATAAAGCGAAGCAATCAATTAAGAAGGTAGCGAAGAACGCTAAAAATCCACACTTTAAAAACAATTACGCTGACATTAACGCGCTAATTGATGAGGTTGAACCCGTTCTACTAGAAAACAACCTTTTATTATTACAACCAATTGAAGATGGTTTTGTGTTTAGTCGAATTGTTGACATTGATTCGGGTGAAATTTGCGAAAGTTGTATGAAGTTGCCCGAAATTTTAGACCCTCAAAAAATCGGTTCTGCAATTACGTATTATAGACGTTACACCCTTCAAAGTTTATTAAGCCTACAAGCTGTAGACGACGATGCAAGTTTAAGCGCAGAAGCGGTTAAAACGCAAAAGCCTTTACTTTCAGAAGAACGTTTTCAAAATTTTATAATTGCCTATGAAAACAACAATGCTTCAAAAGACGATTTAAACAAATTTCAATTAACGCAGTCACAAATTAATCAACTTAACCAGCTATGAAAACAGTAAAAAGAAGAGGCTCAAGGCCTGAAACTATTTCAAAGTATTTAAATTGTTTAACGGCTTACCAACAAAAAAGCGGAAAATATTCTGATTTAAGAATTTTATCAAAGCAATTTAACACTTCAAATAATTTCCCTTATTTCTTAATAAAAAAAGAAATAATTTATAAAAAAAATAATGGCTTTTATTATTGGAATGACGTATACGAGCCAAATATTAAAATTGTAAATTCTTTTTTAGATGAAATATTTGATTTTAATCAAACAAGACGTTTAAAAGAAATAAGCCAAACACCTACTTTATTCGACCAAAAAAGACAATACAATCGTAAAGTTAAAATTGAACCTGAAACATTTCAAGAACAACCTAAAATTGACAATACAAACACGGTTCAAATAGGAGTAATTAGAAAATTTATTAAATGGTTATGGTAATGAAAATAAGATGCAGCGCACTCGGTAAAATAATGACTAACCCTCGGAGTAAATCCGAGGTGTTAAGTCAAACAACTAAATCGTATATTCAAGAACTAGCTTTGGAACATTTGTACGGTATTAAAAAGGATTTTAATTCACGTTACACGGATAAAGGAAACGAGGTTGAACAAGCTTCAATTGAATTAACGGAGCGAGTTCTTGAGTTGGGTTTCGTAACAAAAAACGAAGACTATTTTGAAAACGATTACATTAAAGGAACACCAGACATTATAACGGACAAAATGGTAATCGATGTCAAAAGTTCGTGGAATGCTTTGACGTTCCCGTGGTTCGAAGACGAACTTCCAAATAAAGACTATTATTACCAAGTTCAAGGTTACCTTTGGTTAACTGGAAAACCTTTTGGAATGGTTGCTTATTGTTTAGTTAATACACCTTCAAATATTGTAGACGATGAAATCAGAAGAACGGCGTGGTCAAAGTACGAAATCGTACCTAGTGACGAAACTATTCGAGACGTTATGGCTGCTCACAATTTCGATAATATACAAGAAGACCGAAGAGTAAAAGCTTACTTGTTTAACTACGATGAACACGTTATTGAGCAAATAAAAACACGAATAGAAGAATGTAGAAAATACTTTAATACCTTAATAAAATGAATATTACACACGAAAACGAACCGATTCAAAACGAAGATAGCGTATTGATGGCGGTAATGGCTAAATACTGGGAGCGTTCCCGAGTTGGTCAAGCGAAATACGGAACTAACCTCGATAGATTAGACGTTGAATTTAGCGAATGGCTTGAACACTTACAAGAAGAGTTAATGGACGCTACGCTTTATATTGAAAAACTTAAAAGATATTAAAATGAAAATAACACTTGAATTTGAAAGTATGGAAGACGCTAAACCTTATATAAACGGACTTGACTACTTTTCCGCTTTGTGGGACTTTCAACAATTTTTGAGAGCGCAATTAAAACACGGTGAATTAACCGAAGCTAAATGGACGGTATACGAAGAAATACAAGAAAAATTCTTTAGTATATTAGAAGAAAATAATGTAAATTTAAATTAAAAACTATGAGTTACGACAACACAAACACGGGTGCAATATTCAAGAACGACAAAAAAGCGGATAACCACCCCGACTACAAAGGTAAAATAAACGTTAAAGGCGAGGAACTAGAGATAGCGCTTTGGGTCAAAGACGGTAAAAACGGCAAATTTTTCAGCGCGAAGATTTCCGAACCATTTAAGAAGGACGTGTTCGGGGGTTTGGACAAACCGAAAACAGACCTACCGTTTTGAAAGCCTATTATTTAATATATCAATCGGATGGAATTCGTGACTGGCGAATAGTCCAAGCGCATTCAAACGAGGATGCTGTTAAAAAAGCGGACATACACCCTAAATTGATTTACCACGTTTCAACATTTGAGGCTTGGGAGAAATTCAACGAAGAAAGAAAAGGTTGGTATAGATAAATAACAAAAACAATTTTTTACTATTATTAAGTAGGTTACGCTTCGACAACATAGTAACTGAATAATAACATTATTACCCGATTATTTGAAAGCGAAGTCGAAGCCGCGAGTAGAATGGTCGGGTTTTTTAATGAACTAAAATGAGAAAAGCATTTAATTTTTATCGTAGCTATTGGGACGTAGCTAACGAATTAAACGACAAAGAACGGTTAGAGTTTTACGATGCGTTGTTAAAACGTGAATTTACTGGTGAAGAAAGTGAACTTTCAGGAATGGTTAAGTTTGCTTACCTTTCACAAAAGCATTCTATTGATAACCAAGTTGAAGGGTATTTAAATAAAACAAATAAATTGCACCCTAACCTAGACCCTTGGCAAGGGGGTATTAAAGGGGGTAAGGTAACCCCTACGGTACAAGAGGAAGAAGAAGGGGAAGAGAAAGAGGAAGGAAAAGAAGAAGAGGAAGAAGAAGGAAAAAGAATTCTTAAACAACCACTTAGACAACCTAAAATTGATATTAACGGATTCGTAATAATTGACTAATGATAATTAACCACCGACATAACGATGAATTTTTAGAGTTGCTTAGGCGGAACAAAGTTCCTATTGGTAAAGGTATCGGAATTGAACTAGACGAGTATTTAAGATTTAAAGAAGCTAGTTTTAATATTATTCTTGGACACGCTAACGTAGGGAAAACGTACTTTGTTTTGTATTACCTTCTTTGTTTGAGTGTGAAACACGACCTTAAACACCTAATTTATAGTGCTGAAAATACAGTAACTGGAATGAAGCGTAATTTAATAGAGTTGTTTATGGGTAAAAAAATAATTGAACTAACGGAAAACGAACTTGAAACGGCTAAAGAATTTATAGAACTACATTTTGACTTTATTGATTCAAGTAAAGCCTTAACAATTGAGGATTTTATGAAAGGCGTTCAGGAACTAGGTAATTATGATGTTTTAATGATTGACCCACACAATTCATTTTTAAGACCTAAACACTCAAATTCTCACGAATACGATTATGAAATGGCTACTAAGTTGCGGTTGTTTGCCAAAAAGACGAACACAACAATTTATTTATGTATTCACGCTGCAACCGAAGCCTTGCGTAAAACACACAAAGATGGCGACTTTGAAGGTCACCCAATGCCTCCAAATATGGCGGACGCTGAAGGCGGCGGTAAATGGGGAAACCGTGCGGATGACTTTCTAGTAATTCATCGTTACGTTGCTGATTCGTTGAACTGGATGTATACGCACGTTCACGTTAGGAAAGTTAAAGAAACGGAAACGGGCGGTAAACCGACACCATTAAGCAACGGAGTTCTATTTAAATATGAATACGGAACTGGATTTACCTGCGCAGGAATTAATCCTTTAAAATAATTATATGAAAACAGTTAACAGTTTAAGCGGTGGCAAAACATCTAGTTTTATTGCTGCAAATTACCCAGCGGATTATAATGTATTTGCTTTGGTTCGTACAAATGACAAAAATTGTTTGTTTCCTGACGCTAAAATTCGACAAATTGTAAGCGATAAAATTGGAACTGAATTTATTGGTACTTTAGAGATGGACGAAATCATTTACACTATGTTAGACCTTGAGCAATTTATCGGTAAAGAAATTACTTGGTTAAGCAACACAACTTTTGAAGATGTTATTTTAAAACATAGCGCTTATTTGCCGAACATAATGACTCGATACTGCACAACTGATTTAAAAGTTAAACCAATTGCACAATGGTGTTATGAAAATACGGATTTACCTATTGAAATGAGAATAGGATTTAGAGCCAACGAGATAAGCCGTGCAAATAAAATGATTGAACGACAAATAAAAGGAGTTGAAAACTTTAAATTTAAAGTAGGTGAAAAAAACGGTCGTAATAAGTGGCAAGAATTACCGTATAGAATGGTTCGCTTTCCATTAATAGAAGACGTAATTTTCAAAGATACGATTGAGAACTTTTGGCAAGGTAAAGCAGTGAGATTTGCTCAAAGAAATAATTGTGTTGGGTGTTTTCATCGGAACGAATTACTTTTAAATTACTTATCGGTACACCAAGAAAATAAATTTAACTGGTTTATTGACCAAGAACAAAAAAACGGAAATACATTTAAAAAAGGAATTACTTACAAAAAGATTAAACAACATAAATTACAACTGGATTTATTCGAAGACGATTTCAACGAATGCGATTCGGGTTACTGTGGACTTTAAAATAAACAACTATGGATAAAGCACTTAAACAAACTTTAGCGTCCGTTAATTTGTCGCTAACGATTAACAAAATGATTTTTCGAAAGAAACTTGAACCGAAAAAAGCCGAAGGTATCGAGGTAATAATTCAAGACCTTTTGTTAGTCGATGAGGTATTTAAGCAACTGAAACACGAAAACAAAATTTTAACGACTAAATTGCACCAAATGAATTTAGAATTAATGAAAGCTAACCAACGAATAAACGAATTGAGAATTTATGAAGACTAGAGAAATGGAAAAAAAAGATTTAATTTATAGCACTCAACAATCAATTTTTGGAAGCCGTGAAATAATCGGTTTTGGGTCTGAAAGTTTTTATGTAAAAGAAATACCTAAAAAGCAAAGTAAAGAAATGATTATTAAAAATCATTATAGCCATAAAGTTTGCAACGATGCGACAACTCATATACATTTAGGTTGTTTTATAAATGGTGAATTACTAGGTTGTTTGCAATTTGGTTATGCAATGAATCCACAAAGTATGAATTCAATAGTATTAAATACAAAATTAAATGAATACAAAGAATTAAATCGAATGTGGTTTGATGATAAAGCCGAAAGAAACACCGAAAGCAAAGCAATAAGTTACGCGATTAAGTATATAAGAAGTAAATTTAAAACTGTTAAATGGATTCAATCTTTTGCAGATGAAAGATGCGGGGGTTTAGGTATTGTTTACCAAGCCGCAAATTTTAAATTTTACGGTGAACACACTAATATAATGTGGGAATTTGAAAATGAAATTTTTCATAACTCAATTGTAACCAATAACTCAAGAAATAAAAAAGCTGAATTAGAGGCTAAAAATTGGAAAGAATCTGCGGTAAAATTAGAGTTGAGGCAATTCAGATATATTTATTTTATTAATCAAAAATGTATAAAAGACTGTTTATTAAAAGAACAACCTTACCCGAAACATTATAAACAACTATGAAAACACGAAAATGCAAATACTGCCGTGCTGAATTCACACCTTACACCTCACTACAAAAGAACTGCTTTCACGACCTATGCGTCAAAGCAATGATTAAAGAACACGAGGTTAAACAATGGAATAAGAAAAAAGCGAAGTTAAAAAAGGACTTAATGACGGCTAGTGATTGGTTGAAAATAGCACAAACCACGTTTAATAAATTTATTCGTCTTCGAGACGCTGGGTTACCTTGTATTTCCTGCAATGAAAAGCCGAAAAAAGAAAACGGAGGTCATTATTTCAGCGCAGGGGGACACGCTAACGTTAGATTTAACGAAGACAACGTACACTTGCAGTGTGAAAGGTGCAACCAGTTCTTGAGTGGTAACCTTTTAAACTACCAAATCGGTATTGAAAAACGAATAGGAGGGCAAAGATTACTTGCATTGCACGAACAAGCGCATATTGTAAAGAAATTTACCATTGAAGAACTTCAGGAAATCAACGAGATTTATAAGGAAAAAATAAAAGAATTAAAAAAGTTGTATATTTGAGCTTATGAACAGATTACTAACAAAACTTTTACGTGCTAATTTTCGTCAATACGCTATGAGAAGACGAACTCCAAACAAGTTTTTAAAGGAATTTAGTCACGAAGCTTTTGTAAGGTTAAACCCTGAAGAATGAATAACAATTTTAAGCCTATAACCTTATGACATCTAAAGAACAAGCCGCTAAATTGAGGTATTTATTTTCTAAAGAATTAGATTTAAAAACTACAGATGTTAAAGTATTACAATGCGCTTTAATTGCAGTTAATTTGTCGCTTGAATTTTGTGGTGGTAAAGATATGAACGAGGAATTTGATAAGGTTTTGTATCTAGTTGAAGTAAAAAACGAAATTGAAAAGTTATGATTATAATCGGACTTATTGCTTTTGCGTGGTGGTGGTGTGAATTCGAACCACTTCAATATTTAATTGATGGTGTTTTTGGTTACTTCAAACCGTCTTTTTATCTTAATTGGATTCACGGTGGATTAAGTTGTATTAAGTGCGTTGCGTTTTGGAGCGCTTTAGCTTACACTGGAGACGTTTTTACCGCTTGTTTGGTATCTTTACTTGCTTTTATCTTAAATCTATGTTTACAGAGGCTGAAATAAGCTACATTGAAAGCGTTAAATCTTTAAGCGAATCCGCACGTTATTCAAAAAAGGTGGCGAAGGAGTTTCAAAAGATTAGAAATCGCGTCTTAAATGGTAACGAAAGCAATTGTATGTGTGGTATGGTTTACCGTAAAATCTATATTAAAGACTTTCTTGAATTTTATGAAAGACATTCTTGATTTGTACATACAAAGTAATTACATTGAAGTCAAAAAATACACTGATTATTTCGTTTCACGCTCCAAACTTAACCTAACATCGGAAGCCGTAATATCAAACGCTTACCTTAAACTGGTTCAAATTAACCCCGACATTAAAGAAGACTACGAAGCAAAAGGTTATTTATTCCATTTAATTAAATCCGAGATTATTTGGAACGGAACGGCGTCAAAGTTGGAGTTGGTTAATTGCTTAACGGTTGACCAACAAAAAGACGAAGAAATTGACGAATATTTAATCAGTTTAGCCGAAGAAATTAAAATTCAAAACTACATTGCTACTTTAGAACTCTATAAGCAAACCCAGACCGACCGAGTTAAGAAAATATTCTTTGAAACTTATTACGACAAGGGTTATAATACCGTTAGGTCAATAGCTGCGCATTTTAACATTTCGTCTTTTGCTGCGCACGGGTTGCTGACTGAAATTAAAGAAGAAATCCGAGACCTATTAAAACACGAACCCATTAATTAATATTATAAACTATGAAAGACTTCCTTGCTTTAATTACCTTTATAACTGCAATAGGTTTCGGAGTGTGTTTAATAAACGGTTCTGAAATGGCGGGTAAATTTGGCGGTGTGTTACTTATAAGTTACATTACGTATTTAGCAATTACGGCTTACGAAAAAAACGCAAATGGATGAGACTAATCGACATAGGTTCTTTGTAATTGATTCAGGCACAAAGATGCTTTCAATATCGGAAGGTATCGAAGACGCAATGAAGCAACAAGGTTTTCATTATATTTGTTATTTAACCAGTCAAGACCATTACCTAGCAGTTGAAGAAATAACCGAAGACGAATTTCTAAACCACTTTAAAAAACACGAAAAACACGAACTATGAAATCAAAATATATTGAAACACCCGAAAAGCTATTAGAACTATGGGACGAATTTAAAGCTCACGTAGACAATACACCCGATAAAATACAAAAGGCTACAAATAAAGGAGTGCAAATAGAAGTAGTTGACCGACCATATACAAGACAAGGTTTCGAGGCTTACGTGTTTCGTAAATACGGTTTCAATGTTCATCAATATATCGATAATTGGAATGATTCATATGTTGCGTATTTGGGAGTCGTTACGTGCATTAGAAGGGAGTGGGAAGAAAACCAAATTTCAGGAACGTTAACGGGAAAATATAAAGCTCCAAACTTGACCGCTCGATTAAACGGCTTAACCGAAAAGACGGACGTCACTACCCAAGGCGAACGAATCAGTGAAATAAAAGTAAACATTATTAAACCTGAATAGTGGACATTAACGCAACGCAGGTGTTTAGTTGGAACTGGGACGCACTAACTTCCGATAAAAGATTTATTATAAACCAAGGCGGCTCACGTTCTAGTAAGACCTATTCACTTTGCCAACTGATTATTGTTTACTGCCTACAAAACCAGAATAAGGTTGTAAGTATAGTTAGGAAAACTTTCCCAGCTTTGAGGGCAACGGTAATGCGTGACTTCTTTGAGGTGCTTAAAGACTTGAATCTTTATGAAAAGACTAGCCACAATATGAGTGAAAACATTTACCGCTTTAGTAATGGTTCGTTAGTTGAGTTCTTTAGTGTGGACGATGAGCAAAAGGTAAGGGGTCGAAAGCGTGATTTAGGGTGGTGTAATGAGGCGAACGAACTTTGGTTCGAAGACTTCCAGCAATTGAACATGCGTACCGAGTTTAAAATGATTTTCGATTATAACCCTTCCGATTCAAGTTCATGGCTTTATGAACTACCAAAAGACGAAAGCGTTTTAATCAAATCAACATACAAAGACAACCCATTTTTGCCCGAATCGATTAAACGCCAAATCGAAGACCTTAAACGAACCGATGAAGCGTTATATCAAATCTATGCCCTAGGTGAAAAGGCGATTAGTAAGTCGAACATCTTCAACACTTGGGACTTTATTCCTAAACGCCCTGAAAGGTTCACGAACTTTGTTTACGGTTTGGACTTTGGATACAATCACCCTACGGCGTTAATGCGTGTGTATTGGTGTGACGGTGACATTTACATTGAACCCGTTATTTATGAAAGCTATTTAACGACAAGCGAATTAATTGAGCGCTTTAAACAACTAAACATTGAACAGACGATTGATATCTTAGCCGACTATTCAAGACCCGAAATAATTGCCGAAATGCAAAATGCAGGCTTTAACGTGAACAACGCAAACAAGAACGTTAAGAGTGGAATAAATGCCGTTAAAACTTTTAAGGTGTGGTGTCAAGAGGACGACAACCTCAAAAAGGAATACAACAATTATAAATGGAAAAAGGTAGGTGACAACATTACGGACGAACCCGTTAAGCTTTACGACGATGCAATGGACGCCGTGAGGTATGCCGTAATGTACATTAAAGAAATGTATTACACCGACGATAGTTATTTGACCTTGTAAAACACGAAACTAAAAACTATATTATAAGATATGGCAATAACAGTAATAAACGAACCTTACGACAGGACACCCGCATACAACCCTATTAAGTTTCTATATAACTCAACTAATAAGAACTTAGCAGGGTTTAAATATATCTTTGACGTTTACGAAAGTGGGACTTCAAACAAGATAGCTGAATACCGAGTTTACCCTAGATTCGGGGACGGCTACGGAGAAATAGATTTAAGCAAGTTACTTCAAAACAAAGTTACTTATGACTACAGTCCATCTTCAGTTATATTGGCTGCGAGTAATTCATTTTACAAATACGATTTTAAGGTAGGCGAAGAGTATATAACATCGTATCCATACACTGCAAGTTTAGTAAACAACGGAGGTAATATCCAAATAACGCCAACAAGTGCGCACACGTTTATTGTAGGCGACCAAGTAGTATTGGATGCTGGAACAACGAATGCACCGATTAATGGACTTTGGACTGTTATTGCTGTGAGTGGAACAACGAACTTTACGATTAATGCTTTGTTTGCAAATGTGGTTAATGCTACTATTGATGGTGTTGTTTATTATGCTGATAATAGAAAGACAATAACAAGGGACATTGTAACTGAATTAAATAAATACGTTTTTAACGGTGCTATTCCTTGGTCTGGTTTCAGAACTTACAATCAATCAGATTTCATTCTTAATGGAAACACGGATAGATTACTAACGAACATTCCAGTTAGTGGATTTAAGGTAACACCTGACCAAGATTTGTGGGTAAATGCAATGAACAATTTTGTCACCACGGGGTTTATGATTTTTGAAAACTCAAACGGTGATAAATTCTCAAGGGCAATAACACAAAATTCATTAATAACGCAAGTAGCAGTTGGTGGAAACAATAGCGGTATATTAACGGTCATTACGGGTTCTTTGCCGTTGGTTAAATCTAATACTGACTGGTACGAAATTTACTACGCTAATTCAGCTTATACAAGGCATTCACTTAAATACAGAATTGACATTGACAGGCGTTGCGTAATTGAACCATTTGAAATTGCTTTCTTAGATAGATTAGGTTCATTTGGTAGCTTTGCTTTTCAGTTGAGGGCATACGAAAACGGAATTGTTGAAAAGACGACTTATAAACAAGACATCTTAGGGATAACAAGTGCGGGTATGTGGAGTTACGAAACACAAGCAAAGGGAATGAGAGTAATAAATCCAACTGTCGAAAAGACGCTTCAACTAAATACTAATTGGTTAACTATTGAAATGGACAATTATTTTCAGGAGTTAATAACCTCACCTGAAACATACGTCAAAATAAACAACCAATATTATGCCTGTACAATTAACGACACATCATTTGAGGTGGCAAGGCAAAAGAACAAGAACTTAATTAAGCATTCAATAAGTGTGATGCTATCAAACCAAGACGCAATCAATGGTTAGAATACAATTAGAAAACGGTTACCTTGATGTAAAGGACAACACGGCTTTTCCGTTAAACTTTCAAGTTGGTGACATTCGTGACGTTTCAACACGCAAAGGGGCGTTTAGTAAAACAATAGTTCTTGAGGACACAAAGAACAATCACGAACTTTTAAACCATTACTACGATGTAAACATCGAAGCTGGAACGTTCGATATAAACACGATAACAAAATGTAGCGTAATTCAAAACGGAATACCTGTAATGGAGGACGCAAGCCTTCAACTTATATCAGTTAAGAAGACACAAACCAACGACGCTTACGAACAATCGGTAACATACGAAGTTTTGGTTAAAGATGGACAATCAGATTTCTTTACTGAGTTAGGTGCAAAGGAATTAACGGACTTAGACTTTTCAGACTTAAACCATACTTATAATTCAACTAATGCGGTTGCAAGTTGGACAAACACGATTGCTGATGGGTATAAATATTTACTACCTTATTCTGGCGACAACTTTTACCCACTCAAAGAAATGAAACCTGCTATTTACGCAAAGACGTATTTAGATAGGATATTTTCAAATGCAGGGTTTACTTACACTTGGGCAACGTTACAAGATGCATTTTTCGACAAGTTGCTAATTCCTTACAATGGCGAAGTTGAAAGTTTTGATTTTAGCGGTTACGTTGTTGAGGCTAATGATACGGCAACTATTAACGGATATCAAAACACGGTAGGTCAAAACATTTCATTTAGTGAGCAACTTATCGGATGGACTGAAACACAAGACACCTACAATTTATTTAATCCAGTTACGGGGGTTTATACGAATACATTTCAAATAACGGCAGGTGATTCATTAAACTTTAACTTTGCTTGTAACTATGATATTGACCTAATAAACACAACGGGTGCAAATGCTTATTTAAATGGTTTCGGAACTATAAACTTTCAAGCTGGTTATGAATATAGACTTAAACTATTTATTTATGTTAATGGTGTTTTAACAGGTCAGGGTTCACCATTTTTATATGATAATAGATTTTTAGAGGGTGGGACACTTGCGGTTGGAACTACTAACTTAGGTTCATTTACTAGGAGCATAAATATATCTGTTTCAAATTTACAACCTTCGGATATTATCACAATTTATGCAGGTATTTCAGTTCAAGAATATTTGGGAATATTAGGAAACGGGTATTTAAGATGGCAAAATATCGGAGGCAATAACGTTTTAGTTGACGTAAGCCTTACAAATTTATTTATTGATATGACCGTAACGCCAAGTTCTAACATTAATGGTTCTGGCGGTTTACTTGAAATGAATAAATATTTACCTAAAAAAATAAAACAGTCGGATTTCGTTAAGTCAATTTTCACAATGTACAATTTGTACACTGAAATAGACCCCGACAACGCAAATAATTTAATACTTTCACACCGTGATGACTATTACGATTCAGGACAAGAGAAAGACTGGACTTTTAAGTTAGCAAAAGACCGTGAACAAGATTTAAAATTCCTTCCTGAAATAACATCAAAGCGTTTAATCCTAACTTACAAAGAAGATAAAGACCAACCCAATGTAAGTTACACCGATGCGACTAATGAGATTTACGGGCAAGTTGAGTACATTTTCAATAACGAGTATGTAAAGAACATAGACAAAAAAGAAATTATATTTAGTCCAACACCAATGGCTAAAACTGTATTTGATGCGGTTGTTCCATTAATTGCTGGTGCTGCTCCAAAGACGAACATAAGAATCTTGTTTGATGGAGGTTTATTTCCTTGTAATCCGTTTAATGTTTATGACTACGGAACAACGGGACAAATCGGTTTAGTTCAATACCCGTCAATAATTCATTTCGACAATCCTAACGTCCCAACCTTTGATTTAAATTTCGGGGTTTGCGATTATTATTTTTACCAACAAAATATCTTAACCAATAACAACCTATTTAATCTATATTGGAGGCGAACAATAGGGCAAATTGACACGGGTAAAATGCTAACCGCTGAATTCGATTTGCGAGAAACGGACATTTCTACGTTAAAACTAAATGACAAGATTCGTATTGATAACAGTTGGTGGAACATAAACAAGGTAATTGATTACGACTGCAACAACCCTAAACTAACAAAAGTCGAATTATTAAGTATTGATACTGAAATAGACTTTGCAAGGTTTACAACTGGAAGACCTGTATTCCCAACTGTTGGAGAAGTGGGTGGAATTACAACACCTATTATTGCATCAACTACTGACAAGACAAATGTTAAAAGTGCAGGTTCAAACGCTTTAGTATTTGGACAAGGGAACGTAATTCAAGAAGGTTTTCAAGGTGTAGTTATTGGTAATAATAGGTCTGTAAGTTCAGGTGATAGTGGAATTTGGGCGGATAATTTAAACGGCAAGTCATTACAAAATTGGTCGCCTAACTCTTTAATTTATACACCTACTTTAATAGACCAAGACTATACACTGACCGCAGATGACACGCTTATAATTTCAGATGGTGCAGCTTTAGTTAACGCAACACTTCCAGCGGTTGGAAACTTTGGGAAAACCTACGTAATTAAAAACGTTTCAACTTTCAATGTTGATGTTCAGGGAACGGGTGGCGACTTAATTGATGGAGCGTTAATTTTTACTTTAAACCAATGGGATGCGGTTACTGTTGTTGATGACGGGACGCAATGGCTTTCTATTTAAAACACGAACGAAATTTTT